CCACTACAACTACAACTCAACCTGGGCAAACAACAACAACCACTACCACTGTAACACCTGGTGTAAGAACAATATTCACTACGTTTTCCGTAAAAATTAATCCATCATAATATGCAATCAATACAAGAAATAGAAGATAAGATTTTAGAGCTGCATAAACAATATCCTAATGCTACAGGTATAGGTTGGGGTAAGAAGATTGTAGATGGAGTGGACACTGGGGAATTTGCTTTTCAAATAGCAGTTCCAAAAAAGAAACCACTTTCTGAAATCCCAGCAAATGAATTAATCAGTGCTGAAATTGATTTAGATGGTGTAAAAATAAAAACTGATATAATAGAAATATCTATAAATCAACGTATGACTTGTAGTAATAGTTGTAGTAATGTAAATCCTGGTCCACATAATGCAGCAAATAGAGCTTATACAAGACCTTTAAAAGGTGGAATAGCTGTATCAAGTAGAAACAATGATTCAACTGTAGGAACTCTAGGAGGTTTTGTAGTACACAGTGATACTGGTGGTTTAGTTGGTTTAACAAACAATCACGTTTCAATCAATGATGCTTTCTTTACATCCGATAGAGATAGTACTGGCTTTTTATTAAATGACTCATATCCTGTAAATAGAGTTTACAATAATGTATTCGGTCCTTCTACTCCTTCTAGTAATAACTTCGGAGTAAGTTTAAGATATGTTCCTATACATTCTATTGCTTCAGGAGAAGTAAATCAAGTAGATGCTGCTATATGTTCAGTAGCAGAGGAAGACTTCTCATCAACTGCTTCTTGGCTACAAGTAGGACTAGAATCAATAATGGGATCAGACGCTCCACCTTTTGCTAGTACATCTGAGTTAGATAATATACTAGCTACAAACCCTCCTTTATATACAGCTGGTTATAGAACTGGTCCTAAAGGATTAGAGCCTGATTGTCCTTTAAGAGTGAGTGCAAGTCCTCAACTTGTAACTCCAATATGCTATCAAATGCAAAATCCTGAACAAGCTGATTTACAACTTCTATGTGTTGATAGTGATTTTTCTATACCATGTACATTTACAAGATCTATCCAGTTTGTAAAACCACCACAAGAAACTCCTAATGCTCAAACTCCAGGCTGTACAAACCCTATATTTAGTGGTGATTCTGGATCTATGTTATTAGCAGATTTTAACGGAACTATTAAAATAATAGGACTAGTTTATGCTGGTGCTGGTAATCCTGTAATATATGGTATGGCATGTAGAATAGATGATATTGTAGCTCAGTTAGGAATAGAACAATATGTAACTCAAGGTGGAGTAGGAAATATTTCAATGATAGATCCTAACAGCATCCAATATATAACTGTAGATGGAGCAAGTGATCAAAAAACATTAACTTGTGATAATATAGAATACTGGCAAACAGGATTTACAGATACATTAGAAAATAATTGTCCATAAAACAAACAAATAAAATAATAAAATTATGTCAACACAAAATTGCTCAAATTGTTACAACGGCTGTACTGAAATTACTTCAGACAAGTGCGTTAAATATACAGGAGTAGATGTTCCTATACTAGGAATAAAAACTGGAGACTCTCTATCTTTTGTAGAGCAAGCTCTTATTACCTTTTTAGGTTCTACTCTTGATGGTACAGGTATACAACCTGTAGTTCCTGCATCGGATATATGTCCTATAGTAGATGCTAATCTAAATGAATGTAGCCCTCTATCTTTAAATAACTATCTAACTGGTATAATAAAAACTATCTGTGATTTAAATGAACAGATATCAAATATAGAAGGTGCTAATCCTTCTATAGTTTATAATGTAGAATGTGTACAAAATGTTCAAGATACATCTAGTACATCAGATGTGCTACAACAAACCATAGTAAAGTTATGTGAAGTTGAGCAGTCACTGAATACTTTTATTACCGATGTTACTACTAACTATGTACAAATTGTTGACATAAATACATACATAGAGAACTATTTAAACACTAATCCTGCAGAACAGTTGTTTAGTAACAGAATGGTTCCATTTTCTGCTCAGCCTTATTTTGGATCATTATCACCATTTGATGCATCTGGTGCTGGTATAGGTGTATGGGATAGAATATTCTTATGTAATGGAAATAATGGAACACCAGACCTTAGAGGAAGAGTTGCAGTAGGAGCTACTGATATGCCAGGAGCCTCTATGGATAGTACTGACAACCCAAGTGTTGGTGGTAATCCTACATATAACTTAAGTGATCTAGCAGGATCAAATCAAGTCGTATTAACTACAGCACAAATTCCTTCACACATACACACAGGAACAGTAAGTGCACCCACTCCGTCAACTCACACACATCAAATGCTAGTTAAGCCAGGAGTCATGGGACAAGGAGGAGCTACTGTATATCAAGACTATTCTAATCCTGGAGGAGCAGGAGAAGGAAATAGAAGAACAATGGATCAAGGTGTTGCTGGTGTTGGTAGTTATGAATCAGCATTTACAGAAGCTGAAGGGAATCATTCACACACTATTACTATTAATCCAACTGGTGGAGGTTTAGGTCATAACAATTTCCAACCAGGAATAGGAGCATATTATATAATTTACATACCTTAATACTAAAACTATGGCATACTTAGCTACAAATCCTTGTTGTACAGATATAACATTAAACTCTACTTGTGGATGTTCAAGCACCACAGTTGCTGATCCATGTAAGACTGGAGTGCATTATTCAAAGTCTATTACATATAATGGACCCATATTACCATGTTCTAATGTAGAACCTTGTGACGATTTAAACGTTGCTTTGTCTAAAATTGATGAACTTCTTTGTATATTGAAGACTCAACAAGTAACTAACACATCAGATATTGCTACACTTAAAGAACAAGTGATACAAATAAATCAAACACTAAATACTTGTTGCCCATAAGATGGAAGCATTTATAAAACTAACTACTGCAGGAAATAACACTGGACCTTTCAATCTGTTCTCAGATGTAGATGGGTTCACTTCTGCTTTTGAAACTGGAATAACTAAAACTCAATTACTAGCTGGTTATACAACATCAGCTGTTACTGATTTTACTACTATAATTAAAGTAGCATCAGATTCAT